TTGGCGCTTCAACAGAAACTGTAACACAAAAAGTGTTGGCGCTTAAGCGCCAACTTGGCGCTTCAACAGAAACTGTAACACAATCTGAAAAATAGGAATCAATTATGTCTACTTCTTTATACGATCGATTACCGCGTTGGGTAAAACAATCAATTAAGCTTCAGAGGGAGCTGAAAGAAATCAGTTGTTTGACTGATCGCGATCTTAAGGATATTGGCGTTTCTCGATACGAACTTGCAACGTCGGCTAAACAACGCAGCACATACGCTTCCATTTACTAGTAATCAGGAGATTACAACAATGAATGTAACAGCAATCCAGCTTAACCAATTTTTCGAAGATACGCCAGAGGAAACTGTCGATTTATTCGTCGATCCTCTAAATCGCACTTTCGCAAAATTTGAAATTGATACTCCGCTTAGGATAGCTATGTTTCTGGCTCAAGTAGGTCACGAATCGGGAGGTCTTAAATTTACCAAAGAGAACCTAAACTATAGTGGCGATCGTCTATTGGTTGTGTTTCCTACTCATTTCGACGGCAGTGATGATATGAGCACTTTCAACCGTAATCCGGAGAAGATCGCAAATCGTGTGTATTGTAATCGCATGGGTAATGGCGACGAAGCTTCTGGTGATGGCTACAAGTTTCGTGGACGTGGTTTGATCCAGATAACCGGAAAAAACAACTATACGCGTTTCGCCGAAGCTATCGGTAAAGATATTGACGACGTTGTTGAATATGCAGAAACGCCAGAAGGCGCTGCTATGTCTGCTGGTTGGTTTTGGTCCAGTAATAATCTAAATCGTGCGGCTGACGCCGGTGACGTTTTAGCTGCCACAAAACTCATCAACGGCGGAACTAACGGTCTCGCTCAACGCCAAATAGCTTATAACGAAGCTCTGGATATTTTCGTCGCTTGACTTTTCCGCTGATCTAAGGTATAATGAGTTATTGGTTAGTAGTTTTGGGGGGTTTCAGTGTTCTATACAAACGTCTTTTCAAGAGGCGATAAGATCTATCTTCGTGGCTATGAAGGAGACCGTCGGATATCTGAAATTATCAATTACAAACCATACCTTTTTATTCCAGCGCGGAAAGAATCGCAATCAGAATATCGTTCTCTAGACAACAAACCTGTTGAGAAAATTGATTTTGATTCGATTACTGATGCGCGCGACTTCGTTAAACAATACGCCGATGTTGCAAATATGGAGATTTATGGTCTAACTAATTTTCCGTATCTTTTCATCTACGATAAATTTCATGGCGAAATCAATTACGACGTTGATAGAGTCAATGTCATTTCAATGGATATTGAAACAGATTCGTCTGGTGGGTGGCCCGATATCAAAAAAGCGGACAAAGAAGTAACAGCTATCACCTTATCCCGTAAAGGTGAGAAGATCGTTCTTGGTATGGGCGATTACGCGTCTAAAGATAAGAACGTTACTTATCTGAAATGCAAAGACGAATGGCATCTGCTTTCTAATTTTCTAAAGATTTGGCAATCCGGTCGTTTCGCTCCAGATATTGTGACAGGATGGAATATTGAATTCTTTGATATTCCGTATCTTGTCAATAGAATCACAAATGTTCTTGGTAGAAAAGAAGCTTTAAAGCTTTCTCCTTGGGGATTTCTTGACGAGAGAACAGTAGAATCTCATGGTCGAGAGAACCAAACGTTTAATCTAGTTGGTATCAACGTATTGGACTATCTGGCTCTCTACCGAAAATTTAAATTTGAACAACAAGAAAGCTATAAGCTCGACTCGATTGCGGAAAAAGAGCTTGGTGTCAAAAAGCTGGATTATTCCGAATACGGTTCATTGAACGATCTGTATGTTCAAAATTATGAGAAATTTATAGATTACAATATCCACGACACCGCGTTAATTGATATGCTTGAAGAGAAGCTGAAATTTATCGAACAGGTCATAGCTTTTGCTTATGACGCGAAAGTTAATTATTCTGATACAATGACAACTGTTCGTCCTTGGGACGTGATTATTCACAATTATCTTCTTGATCGATCAATCGTAATTCATCAATTCAAGAAGGGTTCTAATTTTGATTCGTTGATTGGTGGATATGTAAAAGAACCGAAGCTTGGTTTGAGTAAATGGGTCGTTAGTTTCGATCTCAATAGTCTATACCCACATTTGATTATGCAATACAATATCAGCGCAGAGACTTTTGTTGAACGTCTATCGGAATTCCCTACAGTTGATACTTTGTTGAATGTTAAAGATTCCGAAATGACCGGATCGGTATATTCTTACGCGGCTAATGGAACAGTCTATTCGAAGCGTAAGCAAGGATTTCTTCCAGCCTTGATGGAAAAGATGTATAACGATCGAGTTGAATACAAAAATAAGATGATTGACGCTAAACAAAAACTAGAAACTATGAAGACTGCTAGCGCTGAAGAAAAAAGAATGGTTGCTAACGATATCGCCAAATATCATAATCTTCAGTTAGCTAAGAAAATCCAATTAAATTCAGCCTATGGCGCGCTAGCGAATCCGTTCTTCAGGTGGTTCAATTTTGATTTGGCGGAAGCAATCACAATGTCTGGTCAGCTATCAATTCGTTGGATTGAGAAAAGTATGAACGAATATCTCAATAAAGTGTTGAAATCGGTCAACGTTGATTATGTGATTGCTTCTGATACGGATTCGATCTACGTCAATATGGAACCATTGGCGAAAATGCTAGACACAACAGAAACACAGGATATTGTTGTTGCTATTGATAAGTTTTGTGAGACAAAAATCCGAAGCATGATTAATCGTTCCTACGAAGATCTTGCTAAATTCATGAACGCGTATCAACAGAAAATGTTCATGAAGCGCGAGACAATTGCGGATAAGGCTATTTGGAAAGCCAAGAAGATGTACATCCTCAATGCTTGGAATATTGAGGGTGTTCAATATTCCGAACCGCAACTGAAGATCCAAGGCATCGAAGCGGTCAGATCTTCAACTCCTAATGTCTGTCGAAAAGCCATTAAAGAAGCTTTGAGTCTCATTATGAATAAGAGAGAATTAGATGTTCAGAAATATATTTCAGATTTCAGAGAGAAATTTATTGATCTGAAATTTGCCGATGTTGCTTTCCCGCGCGGAATGAAAGGTATGGATAAATACGGAGACAGAAGCTCGATCTATTTGAAAGGGACTCCGATTCACGTCAAGGGCGCGTTGCTATACAATGACTTGGTGAAGAGAAAAGGTCTTGGCGACAAATATCAATTGATCTCTAACGGAGATAAGATCAAGTTCGCGTATCTCAAAATTCCAAATCCGTTGAATGATACTGTGATTTCTGTATTAGATGATCTTCCTTCGGAATTAGGATTGGACAAATATATTGATTACGAGACGCAATTTGTGAAGTGTTTTCTAGACCCGATCAAGAATATTTTGGACGTGATTGGTTGGGATACGGAAAAGAAAAGCACTCTAGAAAGTTTCTTTAGTTGACAGTTAACTCGAACGAAAATAACGATTTCGGGTTCTCGTTTGGCGACGATACGTCAAGCGTGCCCGCCGTTGATAAATCCGAACTGCTTCGAGAAATGATTTTGCCGTTTCTTAATAATCTTAAGAAGAACCCAGATAAAGATGTGATTAAATGGAAAGGACCGGATCGTGTAAAAATGATCGATGATTTCATCGAAAAAATGAACAATCTTGTTGACGGTTGACTTGAATTAAGGTATAATGATCTATAATAAAGGGTGTGTTTAATATGAGTTTAATGGAAAAATTACTCGCGGTCGGTTCCGTAAAACAATCTGAAATTTTGTCAGATTCTTCGTATTTCGCGGTTAGAGATTCTATCAAAACGGAATTGCCTATTCTTAACATTGCTTTTAGCGGAAATCTAGACGGCGGCTTAGTCCCAGGATTAACAATTTTTGCCGGCGAATCTAAATCGTTCAAAACGATGCTCGGATTGTATTGTTTGAAAGCTTATTTTGACAAATACGAAGATGCCGTTTGTTTGTTTTACGATTCCGAATTTAGCGTGACTCCGAAATACATCAACAATTTTGGTATTGATTCGTCAAGAGTGATTCATATACCTATCGAGCATGTAGAACAACTGAAATTTGATATTGTTAAAAGATTAGAGCAAATAAAGCGCGGGGACAAAGTTTTCATTTTCGTGGATTCTCTTGGAAATTTAGCGTCAAAGAAAGAAATTGATGACGCTACTGACGAAAAAAGCGTATCCGATATGACAAGAGCTAAAAGCATACGTAGCTTGCTGAGAATTATCACACCGCATCTCGCTATGAAAGATTTGCCTTGTATTATGGTGAATCACATATATAAAACTATGGAAATGTATTCTAGAAACGTAATTCCTGGCGGAACGTCTGTTATGTACTCCGCCAATCAAATTTTCATTATCACAAAATCTCAAGAGAAAGACAAAGACAATAATTTACTGGGATTTACTTTTACAATCAATATCGAAAAATCTAGGTTTATTAAGGAAAAAAGTAAACTGCCTTTTGAAGTTTCGTTTGAAAAAGGAGTGTACAAGTGGTCTGGTTTGCTAGAGCTCGCTGTTGAAGCGGGAGTTATTTCAAAATCCGGGGTAAAAGCTTCTACAAAATATTCGCTGGTAAATTCGGACGGTGAAATTTCTCTTGAATCGTATAAAGAAAAAAATATTCCTGTTGATTGTTACGAACAACTGTTGGTAAACGATAAATTTAAGCAGTTTGTAACAAATAAATTTAGTTTCGAACAGAATCGAATGATCGAAGAGGAAGATCAGTTGGATGTTGTCTGAACTTAGCTTTTTTTCTAATGAGAGAAACCTAAGAAAAGCTGTTGTCCTATCCGTAGACGACAGCTTGATAGTTGAGTTACACGAGAATGAAGTATTAGTTGACTACGTTCGATGTTTAGAGTATGATATAAATTACGCGGAAACCGTTGCGAAAGATTATTGCAACGGACACTCCCGGTCATACGCAAAGGGGTTCTAATGAGTTTCGAAAAGACAATTTTCGGCAATCTTATAAATCGAGAAGAATATGGTCGTAAAGTAATCCCTTTTCTGAAAAAAGAATATTTTCAAGATCCCGGTGATCGGATACTTTTTGATATCATTGAAACTTACGTTCTAAAATACAACAGATTTCCAACCAAAGAAAGTCTTGGTGTAGACATTGAAAATCTATCAGGTATAGATAGCGATCGACACGAATCTTTAATTGAAACTGTTGAGTTATTAAACAGCGACCCAAACACTGATTTAGATTTCATAGTCGGGAAAACGGAAGCGTTCTGTCAAGAACGTGCTGTATACAACGCTATTATGCAGTCCATTCAGATCATCGACAACAAAGACAGGAATCAAACTAAAGGCTCTATTCCTCAAATTTTGACTGATGCGTTATCAATTAGTTTTGATACTAACATCGGACATAACTGGATGGATGACGCCGAATCTCGATACGAGTTTTATCACCGCAAAGAGTCTCGCGTTCCGTTCAATCTGGAATATTTCAATGTGATCACAAAAGGCGGTCTGCCGAACAAGACATTGAATATTATTCTTGGCGGGACCGGCGCGGGAAAAACTCTGTTTATGTGTCATTGTGCTGCGGGTAATCTTCTCGATAGTAAGAACGTTCTGTATATCACAATGGAAATGGCTGAAGAACGTATTGCTGAACGTATTGATGCCAATCTTCTTGATATCACAATCGACGACTTAAACGTTCTTTCGAAAGATTCTTATGAGAAGAAGATTGCTAAAATTCGTTCTAAGACGACGGGTAAGTTGATTATCAAGGAGTATCCAACCGCTTCCGCAGGATCAGCTAATTTTCGTCATCTGTTGAACGAATTGAAATTGAAGAAGAATTTTATACCAGATATTATCTATATCGATTATCTTAACATTTGCGCTTCTTCTCGTATGAAATATACATCAAATGTGAACACCTATATGTATGTAAAAGCCATTGCCGAAGAACTTCGAGGTTTGTCTGTAGAATATAACGTTCCAATTGTTTCGGCTACGCAAATGACAAGATCTGGTTTCGGAAATTCGGACCCGGGACTGGAGGATACGTCTGAAAGTTTTGGATTACCGGCTACTGCAGATTTCATGTTTGCGTTAATTACTAGCGAAGAGCTAGACGGACTTGGTCAGTTGATGGTTAAGCAACTAAAAAACCGATATAACGATATTTCTAATAATAAGAGATTTGTTATCGGCGTGGACAGAACTAAGATGAAATTGTTTGACGTTGAAAACGGAGCGCAAGATGGAGTGATGGACGATAAACCCGTTATGGATAACACCGGTTTTGGTGAAAGAGACAGCGATTTCTTTAAGAAGAGATCCAAGTTTGGTAAGAGTATTGAGGGTTTCAAATAACAAAATACGATAAATGACAAAATTTACAGTCACGACTTTTGAGTTCTTTATGATAATTTTTCCGAAAAGGTTGGATCGAAAGGTCCAGCTTTTTTTTTATAAATAGTTCTGAACTATTCATTTACTTTCTAGAGGATTTAATCTATGCATTCATTCAAATATTATATAACTGAGGTTGCTTTACGAGCTTCCGGTCGTGAAGCCGCTAGAGATACAGCAAAATATATTACACCTTATATTGGAAATGGTCAAGAAGGTACTCATACTATTGCTTCAAAAGTGCGCAGGACGGGTTTAGATGTAGGCGATAATGTAACTATACATTCGCATCATGTAGATGATCGAGGTGTTCATCATATAGTGGTATCAAAACCCGGTTCATCTGAAAAAATTACCATCCCTACTTCAAAAATTAATAAAGTGGGAACCAAT